AAGTCCTGTAGCTTCTAAAGTAGCTAAAGTTTCTGGAGAAAGACCAGCAAACCCTGTTAGAGCTGCTTCAGTACCTACAGCACCTGCACCAGTGGCTCCAGCAGCACCAGCACCAGTAGCACCTAAAGCCTCTCCCAACAAAGGAGCACCAAAGTATGCAGTAGCAGCAATAGCAGCAGGTTTAAGTACTTTGTCTCTAAAGTTTACCCAACCACCTTGTTTAACATAGTCTGATGATAAAGTTAAACCACCTTGTGCGTTAGGAACCATGTAAAGATCGTAGCCTTTGACATCACTACTTCCCTGTTCCCCTAACTTAAGACTACCACCTTCAGATACTTTAGCTTCTTGAACAACACGACCTGTTGTACCATCTCGGTAGATAACATTATCACCACTAACTTGAGCAGTTAACTTTGATGGATCAGAAATACCCATCTTGTTAAACTGTTCCATGAGAAAGATAACATCTCTAGAGTTTAAGTTACCAAAAGGCGTGTCAATCTTACCTGTCCAGTAATCTAACCCTTTAGCTTTGTTTAGTAGCTCCAGTGTTTTATTAGGAGCACCAGCAGGAGTAGCTAGTATGTTATCTAACGCTGCTACTTTAGCGTCTATAGAAGTACTCATCAGTATGTCCCATCATCATAGACAACACCACCAGTAGGTAACGTAACCGTACCAGTGAATGTAGGGGATGCAGAGTCTGCTTTTGATGCTACCGCAGAAGCTATGTTGTCGTACTCAGTGTTAAGCTCAGTACCTTTAATTAGCTTTGATGGATTACCAGATACCAGCGAATCCTTAGCAGCAAAGTTAGTTGTTTTGACGTAATTACTCATGCTAATTTACCTGTCTTAAAGTATACGTCCATCTGTTGAATAGATAACGAATCAGTAGATATGTTAGCTTCAATGCCAATCTGGAAGACTCTACCTGATCCACTTAAGTTTACTCTTGCGTTGTTAACGAATGCACCGCTGTTGTACTCTGCAATGTTGTATTCGCTTATGTTGTACTCTGATCTTGTTGTACCACCAACGTTGTTGATCTGTGATATCGAATACAGTGAACTATAATCAACAGCACAGTACAAGAACACGTTAGTATTTAAACCACCGATAAGGAACAATGACAACTTCTTTAGCATCTTCAGCACTGATGGTGCTGTAGCATCTAAGTGAGATGTATAGTATGCGAACCTGAATGAATCACCGTTGTCTGATGCAAGAGCACCATAGTTACCAATGTAACCTAACCTACCTAAGTACAGCTTACGATCTTTAGTGGTAGCTAACGACTTAGGTGCTATTGTCCACTTTGTTACCCTACAAGAGTTATCCTGTAGTCTATTCTTTAAGTCAAAGCAATATGAAATACCTGCTGTAGGGAATGACAACAGATAGAAACCATCCTTTTCATAATAAGCTGATCTAATGTTGTCTACACTGTTGTTAGTGGTGAAGTCTGCTAACAGATCATCACGGATGTTCCTAGATACATCGAACAAAGGAGGAGACTTCTCTTGAATAATCCTACCTAAGCTACGAACACCAGTATCGGATAAGAAGAAGATATCAGAGCCTACATCCTGTACAGAATCTCTAGCAACACAGCCGACACCATCAATAACCTCTACTAATGACAAGTTAGTTGTTGGATCTGTCGTAGCACCTGTGTAGATAACAATGCTTTTCTTACAAAAGATAACTAGGTAACCGTTAAAGGCTGCTAATGCTACGATTGAATCAGTACCGTTAGTGAATGCCTTTTCTATGCTGATGGAACCAGCGTTTCCACCAGTCCATTTATGTCCTGTTAACGCATCTGACCACCATACAGTAGTTTTATCTGTTGTTGTGTCAGCAACCCATATACGACCATAAGCACCTAAGACTTCATTAGCAAGTTGTACAGTTCCTGAATAGCCAGCATGAGCGGACATCAGTGTCCATGTGTTAGCTGAGTGGTCATACATTATAGGATCATGAGCACGTTGAAAGAAGTACGTATGATCATTAAAGCTAACTGCTTTCCAGTTCTGTGCTGTCCACGAAGAACCAGTATACTTAAGTGTTAGTGTTGTTGTGCCTGTATAGATCTTATTGTCACCGATAGAAGCAAGTTCAGTAGTACCTGCTTTCTTAACAATCTCATACAACATAGTAGGCTCTGTACCAGCAAAGCCTGAAGAAGTATTTAAGTTATCCCATCCCTTACGTGATGCTATACGACCATACTGATCAATAACAGCATTGTCAGCCTTTAGGGAAAACTCTTTAGGTAAACCTAACGATGAATCCTGTGTGTTAAGTCCAAAGAAACCTGGGGCAAGAAGACTAACTGATTTTAACTCAGCAGCCATTATGACCACTCCCATGTTGTTTCATCAGCATAGCGATCAGCTTCAATAGCTATGTATGATGCAACTGCTTTGCGATACAGGTCTGCTTGCTGTTCAGATAACCTACCACCATCTTCACCACGTTCATTGATAGCACGTAGATAAGCACCTTGGATGATTAACTCTGATGGTACGTAAACAGTATCAGCAGACAATGACAGATCAGCCTGTGGAACAACACAGTCTACCTTCACAGTGATTGAAGAGCCTGGAATAGGCCATAGATCTAACGTTATTTCACCTGACGTATTAGAATTACCAATAGCAAAGTATTGTGGTGTACCGGACACTGAACCTTGTAAGTTAACCCACTCGTGCATCTGGATCTGTGTTGCTTGTATAAGATCTCTCTTTACTGATGGTACGTACACCACTAACAGTTTACTACGTGGATTAGAGCCTGATATAGCGTAGTTCTGTGTACCGTTAACAGCATTGATTGTCTTCGTTGTTCGAAGAATAGACCAACTCCAAGCATCCTCTACTTCACGTTTAGCTTCGTTAACAAAATCAGCAATGAGTTTAACGTATGGTGTATCAGATACAGATGAGGCTTCAGTCTCCCGAAGCCTACGCAGCACACCGTTAACACAGTCTAAATAGGTAGCCATAGATCACCATTTAACTTTAATTTATTGGTTACAGCATCACATAGTTTTATAAATTCAGGTATCGACAAAGAACCACGCATCATATTAATTTGTTTATGAACTAACTGAATGTTGTCTATCGTATACCCAATTGTGTGCGTTTATACAATAAGCTCGTCTTAAGTGTGATACCTCAGTACCGCACTGCGGACAACAACGGATCCATCGTTTATCTTCGCTTTTAAATACATTCTCAGGTAAGTCAATCACTTTTACCACTACTTACCCCACTTAGTTCGATCAGACCAGTACGCAGCAGACATCTTACCTTTAGCAATGTTCTTTGCATGTCTAGCTTTAAAGGCTCTGTTGCGCTCAGAGCCTTCAGGAGAACCAGTAACACCTTGCTGACCAAAGCGAATGGTCTTAACTTGATCACCGTCCTTTGCTACTACGATATGTGATTTGGTAGGATGTCCAGGTGTTTTTTTAGGGCGATTATATCCAGACACTCCTGCTCTTTCTAACCTAGAATCTTTCTTCATTTCTTTTTAGCAGTTTTTGCTGCCTCCTTAAAGTCTTTGGCTGTTGGAGCACCTTTAGTGCCTGGTTTTCTCATCTTCTCACCAGAGCCTTCAGCGATACGCTTACGCTTGGCTTGTATGTTCGCGTATAGTCCTGGCTTCATTTCTTCTTCTTAGGCTTTGTCATACCTGCTTCAGATAACGCAATAGCCACTGCTTGCTTACGAGACTTAACAACAGGACCACCTTTACCACTGTGTAGAGTACCTTCTTTGTACTCTCTCATAACTTTACCTACCTTAGCTGGCTTTTGTTTCATGATGGATAACCCATCTTCTTTTCTTTAGCCTTCATTGACTTTGATTCTTTTTTCTCGTGCATCTTCTTTGCTGTCTTGGATGCGTATTCTTCTGCTTGTTTCTTACCTTTAGCAGTGTAAGGAAACTTCTTGTTATTCACCATTGGCATTGTCTTTTCCTTTTCTATTAAACATGGACTGTACTGTATCTGTTTCCCATATACGGATTGCAGTCCATACGATTGTTAACACTGCTGCAATAGCCGGTAACAGTTCCGCTAACGTACCGACAACTGTGATGATTGATACTGCATCACCAACCTGTTTGATTGACTCATTGGTATGCAGAGCCATATCACACCAGCGCTTGTATTTGCTGTTGTAATGCTTCTAACTGAGCTAACAAGTCTTCTTTAGTTGGTGTAGGTCTTTGTATTTGTTCTGTTGATTCTATAGTTGACTCTGGTGCTGAAAACACACCTTCGTTGTAAGACCATCCTATACCACCAATAGGACAGTATACCCATCCTTGTTGTACTGCGTACTCATGTTCAGCAATAACTATGTTTATAACAACATTGTTTTCAATGATCGCAAAAGTATTCATGTTAGTACTCAATCACTAAAATACCTTGTTTACCGGAACCACCATTTTGACTAACAAAACTACTAGAAGTGTTTACAGCCCCGCTTCCTCCAGAACCATATGCTTTTCCATCTCTTCCATTTACCGAAGAATTACCAGCGTTTACTGAACCACCACCACTTCCCCAATAAGAAGCTCCTCCCGATCCTGAATTAAAGTTAGTATATGAATCAACTGATGCTGAGTTTCCGTCACCACCATCAATGTTTATGTTTCCATTAGATGCTGAACCACCACTAACGGCAGTAGCTATATTACCGCTACTACCGCTTGAATTTACTCCACCACTTCCACCAGTAGCTGTGTAAGTTGTAGCTCCTATAGTTATTGATGTTGTTCCTCCAGAACCACCTGTACTAGCTGCACCTGTACCTCCAGCACCTATTGTGTATGAGTAAGTAGAACTTGTAGTAACTGATACAATTGCAATACAAGTACCGCCAGCGCCACCACCAGAACATGTATACGGACCACCACCAGAACCACCACCAGCACCACCACCACCCGTTAAAGTTATCTTTACTTTAGTAACGCCAGTAGGTACTGTCCAAGAACCAGATGAAGTAGCTACAACAATGTTAGTAAACCCGTTGTATTGAGCTAATGGTGAGGTAGAACTATTAGTAATGTTCACACCATCAATCGTACCACCAGTGATGTTTACATTGTTGGCATTCTGTGATGCAATCGTACCTGTCAATGTCTGCACAGAAGTACCATCACCAACAAACAGTTTCTTGTCAGTGGTGTTAACAGCAAGTTGTCTGTTTTCTAACGATGCAGGTACTGCACCAGCAGTTGAAGATCCTTTGATCTTTATAGCCATGTCACGCCTCTTTAGAGTTCTTCGTAACCTTTGATTTATGTTCTTGCTTGACTTCTTGTTCTTCTTTTACTTCTACATAGTCAGGATGTTTACGCATCTCGTTAATGTCAAACTCATAGTGTACTTCAAGTAAGTTGTTTGACCATATACATCTAAATGTTGCCATAGTAACCTCTTATTGTGAAAGAGCCTCCGAAGAGGCCCCTTCTTACTTATATCAACCAGGGATGATCAAAGCAATACCAGCATCGTTACGTAGTTCTGCAACACCGTACAGCGTGTCAGCAGTGTAAAGCGTTGCTAGATATTCTTGCTTGTACTGAACTTGTGAGCGAACAGCCATTTGCTCTGCAAGTACCAGCGCATCTTTGTGGAACAACAAACATGCACGAGGAGCAGTACCAGAAGAACTGTATGCCGTGTCAGCGTTGCTGGTGACGAACACCTTAACACCGTACACATCACCAATCTGACCGTTACGGATTGTATTGTTTCCACCTTGCTCACCAACAAAGGCTTGTTCAGTGAAACGAGCAAGACCCATAAGCGTGTTACGAGCAACAGGAGGAACAATCAAGTAACGACCATCTTGAGGTACGTTAGCATCATCAAGACGCTGGATCGTACGACGAATAGCTGCATCAGTCAATGCAGTTGCGTTACCAGCACCAGCACCACCAACGAAGGCTGTAGTACCGTCACCACCGATATAAGCAGTGGTAGTACCAGTAACACTGTAGTCACCAGTAGCACCAGCAGCGTGAGAACCGTTAAACAGACGACCAATCTGGATCAGATCCGTATCAACTTGTGCTGCAAGAGCGTAACCAGCATCTTCAGTGTAGAAACGACGAAGAGAAGCCAGTGCTTGAACTTCAACGATGTCTTCGATAAGACGTGAGTATTCGTAGTGCTTGTTAATGGTAACTTGCACTTCAGACTCAACGTTAGCCTGAATCGTTACAGCAGTGTTAGCTGCTTTAGCTGCTGCTGAGCCACGGGTAGGTGCGGGAATGTGAAGTACATCACCCTTTTTACCACGCATAGACATCTTATTAACAAGATTAGCCATAACAAGGGCTTTCTTGTACGATGCAATAATTTCATCGCTCCAAATTTCAGGAATGAATTTATCTGCATTTGTTTTGTTAACAATGGAGGAACTACCTCCAGGATATGTTACTGCTGCCATTTTAATTTCCTTTAAAGTTTAGGTTATCGAACCCTACCTTCACTATAAGCATCCATGATATCTGGTTGTAGTGCCATATAGCGATCAGGGTCAGTCATTTGAAGCCGAATAAGATCAGCTCGACGATAAATTTTCTTGCTCGTTTCCCCAGTACCACCATCAATTGCTACTGTAGCTGCCTTAAGTTGTTTGTTGTTCTGATCAGACATAGCCTGAGCAGCTTGTTGAACAACTTCTTGTTTGATTCTTTTGACTGCTTTGAAGTTACTAAGTAATTCATTAGCGGAGTCAAAGTCAAAACTGTTGTTAGCTTCTATAAACAATCGTTGACGGATTGGAGACTCTTTAACCCATTCAGTAAACTCAGGATCTGATGATACCTGTGCATAGTCTGGATGAGTCTGAGCTAGCCTGTTTGCTGTTTGTAACCTAGCCATCTGTAGTGCAGCTTGTTGAGCTTGTACTACTGCTGGATGAGTTTCAACTGCTTTGTTAACTGCCTTAACAGGATCGGCAAAAAAGTCAGTATCATCTTCGACAGCTTTAGCAGGTTCTACCTGCGGTGTGATTTGCCTCTTGATAAGTTCATCTGCTAACTTACGAACTTCACCAACTTCTTGTGCTTGACGACCAATTAACTTTTCAGCCTCTTGGTACATCTTTACAATGTCTTCGTACGATTTACCCTTTAACTTCTCAGGGATCGCTACTTCCTGTGTTGGTGCTGCTTCAGCCTTAGCCTCTTCAGCTTGAAATTCATCACTTACGATGTCTTCATCTTGAGATTCAACGAAATTCGCCATCTGCTCTCCTAGTCGGGTATAACCCAATTGTTAGGAATTAAAAAAAGCCTAAGTTATCCCTCGTAGTAGGACTTAGACTGTGCCACCTTTGCTGCTTGTTCATGCACCGTTGCCCAATGATCATAAGCAGTTGGAAAAGCACCTGTGATGCCTTCTAGCTTACTTCTTGGCGATGCTAATTGTCTTTGTGCTAACAGATCACAGTGCGGACACTGTATCTCTTTGATGTAGTGATCTGTGTATCTTTCAGTGACGTGTCCGTTGTCACAGATAAAATCATTCAGTATCCTCATTGACCATATCCTCGTAGGCTTTTTCCCATACTTCTTTCATGGTGAGTAGCCAATCTAGTGCTTTTAGTTGACCTTTACGCTGATGCAACTCTTCAATGGTTTCTACTGTGGTAATGTCAGCAACAGCATCTCTGTATTCCTGAGCATCTTCCAGCAGTGTTTTCCATCCTGGATGAGCAATCAGATCAAAACGCTCTTCGTAGTACTGTGTTAACTTGATAGAATCCATTGTTGTTATTTTACCACACTGAAAATATTGTTGTAAAGTACCTTGACTATGTAAGTAAAACGTGTTACAATGAGGTTTTAGGAGAGATTATGAAAGCAATGCACTTCGCTAAAACCAAGATGACACCGCAGGAAAGACTTGACCTTGTGTATTCTTTAGTACTTCAAGGTAAACAAACTGATGAAATCAGGGTTGACTTAGGTAATGTCAGTCGCCAGCGAGTACATCAGTTGTACAACAAGTTAATAACCTTAGGTCGGCTTACACACGAACAATTACCTAAACAGGCTTTGTTGCTTAAGAAGCGAACAACGTATAAACAAAAGTGGGGACATTTCCCTGAAGAATCTTATGTTCGTGCTGATGAGTTCTACCAGATCATCAGAGAGAAGTTTAGGCGTAAGAAAGCATCAAACTACAAACATGAATGGAACATAGAGTTCAATGACTTAAGCTTCCCTACGCATTGTCCGATATTAGGTATTGAGTTAAACTACTCAGCTAGTTATCGCTCAGATGACTCTCCTAGCTTTGATAGGATTGATTCCTCTAAAGGGTATGTCAAAGGAAACGTAGCTATCATGTCTTGGAGAGCTAACCGTATTAAAAACGATGGTACTGCTGAAGAACATCAACGTATAGCAGACTTTATGCAATCTCTTTCCAACTAACAGTTTCTTCATCCCACTGATACATTTTGCCGTCTGTGGGCATCTCAATAGGAGGAACCCATTGACAAACATCAGGATCTAAGTTCCAGCTTTCAAATGGTCTCGGTGGAACAAAACCATCAATGGGTGGTGGCATGTATGAATAACCAACACCAGCATAGTTTTTACGAAACTTAGCGTTGTAACTGGTCTGCTTCCAAGTACCACCTAGAATCTTTTCTAAGTGTGCTGCGCCAATGTGTTCCTTTTCTATGCCACTAGCATCTGAAGTATCTTTGTTATCAACCACCACCACTTGAGTGACGATGTTGTTTTCATCTAACTTAGCGAAATGCGCCATCTTCAGCCTCCAACCTTAATCCAGTTAAATCCATTTCTTCCCCAACAACACCGACAGGGAAGGTGTTAAACGATAGTGAGATCCGAGTGTCATCGCCTTTGACTTCAGGAACCATGTGCGTCAGTGACGATGGAAATAGAATCAGCTTGCCGACAGTTGCTTCAAACCACCATGACTCTGAGTTGTACGGGTTCCACTGCTCAGGCGGGAACTTGATCTGCTGCCAGCCGTCTTTGTAAAAATAAATCCTGTCGTTGGCATTAGTCTGCACATAGAACACACCTGAGATATAACTATTAGGGTGTGCGTGTTTGTGATGATATTGCCCTGGTTCACTGTAGTTGCACCAACTTTGGGTGACTCTCAGACTGACGTTGTGCTTGGGATTGACTGTAGATTTGAAGTAATCCGAGACACTGTCTTCAATGAACGAACGTAGGCTTGTTAACGCAGGATCACGCAGTACAAAGTTGTTCGTGCTTGTGGTGTTACCCATGTTGGGCCGTGTTGGCAGTTCACGGATGAAGAACAGCTCCTCATCTGACAAGGGTCGACCTAGCTCGGCAAAGCCTACAGGGATGGGGAATAAGTTATGCAACTGCACGTTCAAATTCCTCTTTGGCTATGCCCATCTCACGGAGTTGCTCGTCGGTGTAGATCGTAGGGATGCTGTCCTCAAACTCCTTGATCTTGTCTATCACCCAATAGACCTCTTCAATACTCGGGCAAGGTCTAGGATCATCCCAACGTGTAAAGACGTTGTTAGAGATTTCCCACTTCGCCCCAGGACGAAGAAGGTGCATGGCTGTGTCGATGCCTAAGAATTTATAAACTTTTGTAGTCATGTTATTGATTGATTTTGATGATTACGATACCGGAGCCGCCAGAAGCAGCTGTAGTAGCAAGAACTGCTGCCCCGCCACCACCTCCACCTGTGTTTGTGCCACCAGATGTAGCATCATTTACGCCTGATGCAGTGCTTCCGTTCCCTCCTCCTCCTGTGCCTCCTGAAACAACAGAAGAAACAGACCTGTACCC